TGGGGGTTTCTGGTTCCGGGTCAATCGAGACCTCGGTCACGACATCATCATCGACTTGGGCGATGTTCGCAAACTCGTCCAGCAGTTGCTGGCGCTTCGAGCGCGGGATGTCCGTCAGGTCGACATCGCGCAGGAACTCCCCGGCGCGCTCCCACAGGTCCCGCCGCACTCGCACGAACCGCGGGTCGTTGTCGACCTGCACCGGGTAGCTGCTCGAGATGCGCTCGGCAATCACGATCGGCAGCGACCGCTTGTCGATCAGTTCGCCGTCCTCGGAGTGCTTCGCCTGGGTGCCGGTCCAGATGCGACCGACGACCATGACGATGTCGCCCTTCGTGATGTTCTTCCAAGCCCACGCCGCCAGCGCGCCGCGGCACCTGACCGTCGTGAAGAACCACTGCGCCGGGTTGTCCTGGTTGGGCACGCTGAGGCGGAACACCACCGTCGTCTGCTTCCAGCGCCCCTCGCCGCGCACCTGCGGCTCGCGCGTGACCTTGCCCGACAGCTGGATGAAGTTGATCCCGACCGCGTACTCGTAGTGCCGGTTGTAGCCCACCGAGACATCGCGCCGCTGTCGCTCGGACAACTCCTTCGCCCGGTCCCCCAGCGACTGCTTCCGCAAGCGCGGTGGGTATTGCTTCGGCTCACTCATGCGCGCATCGTAACGACGTGCTACCGCATTCCATGCCACAAGGACCCGGCCGCGAATCGGCCGAAGCGTTGGCGACGGTGCGCATCGTGATCGCTGCGGCGTCGCGCATGGACCGACCGTTCAGCGTCGCGGCGATCGCGGAGGACACCGGCCTGACCGTCGAAGGTGTGCGAGAAGTCATGGAAGGGCCGCTGTACCGCGACCTCCTCACTGGCGAGTGCCGCAATCTGCTCTCGCACGCGATGACCCGCGGACTCCGGCGCATGGACGACATCGTCAACGCGGAGAAGTCGAGTGACCGCGACCGCGTCAGCGCATTCAATGCGATCGTGAACACGTACGGCGCTGTCAAGCCGACGAAGCACGACGAACAACCACCCGACATCGCCGCGTTCCTGCGCGACTTCGGCAAGAAGGCACTCCCAACACCATGAAAGCCCAAGGCGAACACGTCCTCATCCGCAAGCCGAACCGCAAGAAGGCGCTCGACAGTGGCATCATCCTGCCCGACGCGAACGAGCAGACCTACTTCTACGGCCGCGTGCTGTCGGTCGGCCCGAAGGTCAGCGACCTCGGCGTCTCGGTGAAGGAGGGCGACATCGTCGTCTACGACAAGCACGGCGCCGTCGCCGTCGAACTCGACCCGATGAAGGACGGCGACCTCGACATGGCGCACGGCACGCAGGTCTTCCTCACGCTGGTCGAGGAACAGCTCGAGAAGCGCAAGCTGCCCATCCCGTGATCCCGGCCAACGACCTCCTCGAGCAGAACTACCCTGCGCAAGAGGTCGCGATGCTCGCCGACCTGCGCGGCGTGCTGTCCAAGGTGAAGGACGTGAAGGTCCGCGCCGCCGCGGGCCGCCAGGCGCTGCGGCAGCTGTGGGACGACGATCTCACGTTCCTCGAGAAGACCGCGTGGATTCGCACGAAGGAGCCCGGCGTCATCAGCCTGCTGCGGCTCAACCACGCGCAGCGCCGCTTCTGGGACGACGTGTTCGTTCGCTGTCGCAACGAGAAGCGGCCGACACGCGCGGTCGTGCTGAAGGCTCGCCAGCTGGGCTTCTCGACGCTGATCCAGGCGTGGCAGTATGGGCAGTGCGACGGCTCTCCCAACCGCGTCTCGCTCACGATCAGCTACGATGAGCCGTCGTCCCGCGAACTCTTCCGCAAAGCGAAGTTCGTCCACCAGAACATGTGGTTCCCGCAGGGGGCTGAACGTGACAGCGGCACCGCACTCGAACTCGACAACGGATCGGTCTTCAACGTCCGCACCTCCGGCAACCTCTCCGCCGGCCGTGGCGACACCTTCCACCACCTCCACTGCTCCGAGGTTCCCATGTGGGCGGACGCAGGAGAGACCCTTGCCTCGGCCCAGCAGGCTGTCCCCGCCAAGCCGGGAACCTCGATCATCCTCGAGTCGACCGCCAAGGGCGCCGTGGGCGAGTTCTATGACCTCTGGCGAGCGTCAGAGGCTGGCCGAAGCGACTACGTTCCGTTCTTTGCTCCCTGGTTCTGGGACCCCGAGTACGTTCTGGAGTTCCCATCCGCTGACGCAGAAGCAGCCTTCGCTCGTACCCTCGATCTCGTGGAGCGGCGGCTCGTCGAAGCCCACCGTCTCACCATGCCCCAGCTCGCTTGGCGGCGGTGGAAGATCAGGAACGACCTCCAAGGCTCCGCTGCGAAGTTTCGACAGGAGTACCCCAGCACTGCTACCGAAGCCTTCCTCACCACGGGAACCCCGGTCTTCGACGCGGACGCCATCGAGGCTCTGGAGCGCAACGCCGCCCGGCCCCTTTGGACCGGAGACATCCACCTCGAGGTCTGATGCTGAAGCCGGTTCTGAGTGAGTCGCCGACGGGGTCGCTGCGCGTCTGGGACGACCCGCGCTCCGGCGTCGAGTACGTCATCGGCGCCGACGCAGCCGAGGGCCGCAAGCGCGACCGCACCGCCGCCATGCGCCGCGGCATCGGCTCCTACAGCGACCAGCGCCCCGACTACTCGGCGGCGATCGTGCTCGAGATGGAGAGCGGGCTGCACGTCGCCAGCTGGCACGGCTACATCCCGCCCGACGAGTTCGCGACGGTGCTCGCCGGCATCGGCTGGCACTACAACACCGCGCTGCTCGTGCCGGAGCTGAACGGCCCCGGCCTCGCCGTCGTCACGCGGCTCACGGAGACGCTGCAGTACGACAACATCTACCGCAGCCACACGTTCAACGTGATGGACATGGACCCGCTGCAGCCGAAGTGGGGGTTCAGGACGGACGCGACGACCCGCAAGATCCTCATGCTGCGCGTCTACGAGTCGCTGAACAGCAACCAGCTGTTCACCCGCGACCGCGCGCTGATCGACGAGCTTCGCACGATGGAGTTCGACGACCAGGGTTCCGAGCGTGGCCGCGGCAACAACAAGGACGACCGGGTGTTCGCCCTCGCGCTCGCGCTGCAGGGTCGGCACACGTCGATGGGTTCGCCGACGAAGCCGCCGCCGCGGGCGGCCGGCCGTGCATTCGACGACGCCGTGTGGGACAAGGTGCTCGCACAACAGGAGGCATCCCGTGCTCGAAGCGATGGTCGTGGCAGCGTTGGTCGTGGTCTCTACCCTGGCGGCGGTCGCGGTCCATGGATTGGGCGCGGCGGGTCGTGAGCGGGCGCGGCAGATCGCGGATCTGCACAAGGCGAACCTCGCCCTGATGGCCCACAACGCGAAGCAGCAGGAGAAGCTGGCGGAGCTCACCGAGGTCGACTACGTCGCCCAGCACTTGCGCAAGTACGGCGTGGCCCCCTACCTTCTGGCTGCCTCCGACAAGATGACGCGCGACATCGAGGAAGTGATGAACCTCCTCGGTTGCGAGCGAGACGAGGCGATCCAACACATCCGCCGAGGCGTCCTTGGTCCAGAATCCGCCGCAAGCCCGCGCCACGAGTGACCCGCTGTCGATGCTGGTGCAGCTGGGTGGCGGCCCCATCAAGCTGAAGGAACTGACCGAGGACGACATCTCGTCCGTGCTCGAGGCCGCGCGGCCACACGGCGGCCGGCGCCGCGACGGCTACCTGATGACGCTGAAGCGTCAGTGGTGGGTCAACGGGCTCTACTACATGGGCATCCAGAACCTCGACGTGCCCGAGGTGATGGAGAACGTGGACCCGGGGATGCTGATGGACCGCGGCGGCTACGTCGCGAACCACGTCATGCGCCTCGTGCTCGGCAACGTGGCCCGCCTGACGCAAGCACGGGTCGACTGGAGTGTGACCCCGAACACGCCCGACCAGGTCGACCAGGACGCCGCGAAGGTCTCCAGCGCCCTCCTGGACTGGTTGAGCGGGCACCTGAAGCTGTCGCGCAAGCGGATGCAGATCGCGATGTGGTTAGACATCTGCGGCACCGCGTTCGGCTACTCGAACTGGGACCCGACCCGCGGGCAGGTCCGCAAGTTCTACTACGACCCGTTCACCAGCCAGCCGGTCAACGAGTCCCAGATCCAGCCTGAGCAGAAGCAGTGGCTCGACTCGATGGGGCTGTCCGAGGAGAAGTCCGACGGCGACATCGAAGGCGACGTGCTGTCGCCCTACGACGTGGTCGTCCCGCCGCGCATCGCCGACCTCGACCGCATGCCGTGGATCATGACCCGGCGGACGATGTCGCTTGAGGAGGTCTGGGACCGCTGGCCCGACAAGGCAGAGTCGATCCCCCCGAGCGACCCGCAGGTCGCGCGCTTCGACCAGTACCGCAACCGCCTGCCGACGCTGGCGCGGCGCCCCTCGCTCGGCATCGCGAACGTGATCGACGACGACGGCGCGGTCGACGTCGACGAGTTCTGGTATCCGCCGAGCAAGCGTATGCCGTCGGGCCTGTACGCGGCCGGCGTGCGCGGGCACGTCCTCGAATACGGCCCCCACAAGTTCGCCGAGGCCGGGCTCGACACGCGCTTCCCGGTGGTCGACTTCCACAACATCCGGGTGCCTGGCCGATTCCACTCGATGTCGACGGTCGAGCACCTGATCGGCCCGCAGCAGGAGTACAACCGCGCCCGTCAGCAGGTCATCCAGCACCGCGACACGCTGTCCGTGGCGCAGTGGCTGGCCCCCATCGGGTCGCTGTCGAAGGGACTCGTGCGGAACGAGATGGGCGACGTGATGGAGTACAACTCCCGCGTCGGGAAGCCCGAGCTCATCGCCCCGCCGCCGCTCGGCGACGCGCAGCTGGTCAGCGGCCAGCAGGCGCAAGCCGACATGCAGATGATCTCCAGCTTCAGCGAGGCGTCGCTCGGCAACATGCCGGCCGGCGCGCGCAGCGGCAACGCCGTGCAGATGCTGCAGGAGCGCGACCAGATGGGCATCGGCCCGACCGTGCAGGAGCTCGAAGCGTCGTTCGAGCAGTGGGGCACGGCGATGCTGAAGCTGCTCTGGAAGTTCCAGAAGTACCCGCGCGCCGTCGAGACGTACGGCAGTTCTCGGCAGAGCGACGTGCGCTACTTCAAGGGCACCGACCTCAACGGCAACTGCCGCGTCACGGTGAAGGCGGGCTCGATG